ATTCCTCGACAAAAGTGATTCCCGTCATGAAGTCCGAACTTCCCTGCTTGGCTCCATCGGTGGGAGCAGACCGCCACCTTGGAACATAGTACTCGGGTTCATCCTTGACATACCGACGAGAGACCTCGTTCTCCACGAACCCGACCTTATGCTTGAAGAGTTGTGTGCGGATTGAGATCGGTGCCTTGATATGAAGGCAAATCTGTGGATGGGCAAATGGAGTCCAATGCTTGTGCTTGGCGAGATAGGCGATCAACTTCTGATCTTTTTCAGACAGACTCTTACTTGGAAAGGCGGAATCCGTGTAATCCCACGAACTCTCCTTGGCAAAGGATACTCGGGCTGCATTGACCACCATGAGATCAGATCCCATGTGGTCGATATACCTAACGAAACCCTTGTCAAGAACATCAATCTTCGTCTGCCGTGCAACCTGCTGGCTCTGCATATGTAAACTCCACACCTTCTACTTCCGTGAAGGTCTTTGCATAATCAACTGCGCGCTTCCACAATTCGGGATCCATCTCCCGAACATATTCTTGAAAGTGATGTGTGAATATCAGAAAAGCCTCAGCGAGTCTTTCCGCTTCCATGCGTTCTTTTTCTATGTCGTCACTTTCTTCCATTGATTGAACCTCAGCATTGCTTCAGCACCCCTGCAAGTGCATTTTCTCATGATCTCAATGATACTGGAGACATCCATTCCATCCATTACCATATCATTCACATCTTTGGCCTTCACAGACGAATCCCAAACCACCACATCATGACCAAGATCAATGTGCTTCTTCAATTGAAGAACAACGGCGGTATTTCTTGGCTCATTATCTAGGGCAAATACTAGTTTTCTTCCGTGCAAAGGTTTTGGAATATTTGAACCATCATTTATTCCAATCATTGCAACTGCATTTGGTATGAACAGGGAGTCAAGCGGACCTTCGAAAACATAGACCAGACCATCCTTGTTCAGTCTTTCCATGCCATACCACAACTTCTCAATCGTCTTGTCTCCCTTGAGAGTGATGTATCTCGCGGTTCTTCTTGCATTCCTGTCCTGGGCAATCGACAATGCCCTGCCCTGTGCCGCCACCATGTTGCCATGATTGTCAAATATGGGAATGACTAGACGCTGATCCATCTCCACGACCACTGATGGATCAACAGACTTCGCCCATGCTCCGAATTTTGGAGCATAATAAAGTATATCCCAGTGTTTTTTTGGAATCATTCTAGTTTCAACGAATTGCCGACATACATGATTTTCGGGAAGATCAGATACCCTCATCAGGTTTTTTAGTGGTGAATCATCATTTACCTTGAATGGTTTCTTGAATAGGTTCCCTAGCACTTCTTCCTCCTTGGGCTTGGTATAGTTGGAGTGTCCCGTCTCTCCGTTCCTCCATCGCTCAAGAGAGTATTCCTTGCACAATCCCGGAGCAAGCATCTCAAGAAACTTATACATGGTATGGCTGGCACCACAGTTGTGGCAGCGATAGAACATGTCGTTTTCCCTGTGATAGAAATATCCCCGTGCCTTCCTCTTGTTCTTCTTGGAGTCACCACAAAGAGGACAACGGCAATTTGCAAGATCCTGTTTCTTCCATGCAAAACATTCTAATCTTGATGAAAGAAGATTTATGTACTTCTTGTCAATGAAGAGCGACATCAGTCGAAACTCCAGTCCGTGTATCTATCGGAACCAGTTGATTGTTTTGATGATTTAGTCACAACCTTAACATCATCTTCATCTTCCTTCTTTCCAAACCCCTCGTCTCCCACGATTGGGCTGTCCACATCAAGCAACTTCATCTTTGCCCTGTCGATGCCGACCACGAACTTCTTGTTTCGCGAGACATCGTTGTATCGATTCTTCAACTGCTTTACAAGCACCTGCCCCTGCTCCTCAAGTTCCTCAGTGCCGATCAATGCGAACATCAGGTCTGCCGTTGCAGGAAGACCGAATGATTCGGATGTGTTCTCAAGACCGACATCGGTATTGTTGAATCCACCTCGGTTCACCTGAGTCGCGGAGAAGATCGGGACATCGAACTCGACTGCAAGCCCTCGGATCTCCTCAGCGATTGCCTTGATGAATGTATAGGAGTTGACCGATGCACTCATCTTCAGACGGGATGAAGCACAGATGTTCAGATAGTCGATGAAGATGATGTCGGGTTCGAAGTTCTTCTTCGTCTTGAGATCATTGAGCAATGCACGGAAATGATTCGCATTCGCCGTTGCAGTCGGATACTCCTTGATGATCAACCTACCCGTGTACTGCTTTCGAATCTTCTGCATCTTCTTGTTGTAGAGATCGGCAGGAAGTTTCTTGAGATCCTCCATAGCGATGTCCATCAGGTTGGCATCGATGCGTTCAGCGATGCGTTCCTCTGCCATCTCGCAGGTGATGTAGAGGACATCAAGGTTCTGCGTCAGGCAAGCGGATGCATGGTGGCACATGAAGAGCGACTTGCCCACACCCGTTCCTGCCATGATGATGTTGAGGGTCTTGCGAGGAACCCCACCATTCGTGATGATGTTGAACTGATCGATGTCGAACGGAATCTTGTTCTCTACCCGATGATAGAACTCGTACCGCTTGCCGTAGTCTTCGATGTAATCGTGACCGATATGCGTGTCAAAGGAGACAGCCAGAGCGTCTGAGAGCATCTTCGGCAGGGAACCCACATCCTTGTCCTTCGACTTGCCATCGATGATGTGGATGGATTCCAGCACGGCATTGTAGAGTGCCTTGTCCTTGCAGAACTTCTCCGTCTGCTCGACAAGCCAGTTGATGTCTGGCGGCTTCTCGTCCACGAAGACCTTGGCAAGGGTCTCCATAGTCTGCTTCATGGTCTCGGGGTCGATGTTGGTCTTCGCGTCGAGCATGATCTCCAATGCCCCGCGGGTGGGCATGGAGTTGTACTTCTGAAGGTAGTCCGCGATGATTCTGAATAGAATCTTGGTGTCCCTATCAGCGAAATAGTCCTCCTTGAGGAAGGGGAGGACTTTTCGGAAGTACTGATCGTTGCGAGTCAGTTCACGCAGGATGGTTAGTTCGATCATGTAGGTAAATATATCTCAGGGGAGGGTCGAGTCAAGAACTTTGTCTTAATGCATCAATAGTGGCAACCAATCCTGCGTCAAGCCCAACAAATTCTATTTGTGGGAGATTGCTCGTCCCAACATATGAATCTACTAGCCCAGTTGAAGAACATAGAATATCCACCGATTTCTTACATGCATGATTTATCTGATGTGCTATTTCCAGCAAAGTTTTGCGATTTGAGTAAGAGCAATCAATTTCATTTGGTAGATCGGAATTAGTCTGTATAAAATAATTGGTAAGCCTACACAAATCCTCCATATAGAAAAAATCCATGAACTTATTAGCATGGATCACCATTGCTTCATTGTTAATACAACGAAGTATGTTCGATTTAATGAATCTTGTAGGCAATTCATTCTCATCAAATACGGCATATATTCTTATATTGTGACAATTTGCGTTTTCTCTCAGAGAGTCAGCAATGATCCTCTTACTCATACCATATGGAGATTTTGGGTTGAAAAGTTCAGATCCAGACCCAAAAGAAATAAATTTTTTAACTCTATCTTTGTACTTGAAGATGTTTCTAAACAGAGATAGGTTTTGTTCAAGAACTGATTTGTCATCTGTGGTAAGTCTACTCCCACCAACAGCGGCGGCGTGGATAATAACATCAAACTCTTTTCGGTTCATCCAGTTGTCAAGAGAATTGCAATCCCTAAGATCAACATCGTTTCTAGTTAGGGGAGTAACTATAGTGTTTGGAAAATTTGAAAACCAAGACACCATACTTCTCCCGATGTATCCAGCAGCACCAGTTATCAATATTCTAGTCATATCACTTTTTCAAGTTAAGATAGGTTGGCTTCGGTATATTAAATATTTCTTCTACACAATTACGAAGTTCATACTCACTATTTGGATGAAATGTTCGAATATTGTCAAATGAAGACATAATTCTCCTATCATCCTCTGCCCAGTGAGAAAATCCGAGATAACCATAATCTTTATCTCGTCCTCCCCCAACTATATTTACTGTTATTTTTTCATGATCCAAATAATTTCGTATCATCTCAAAAGGTCTGTAGATTGCAAATGGAGTTATCGAATACACAAATGGTATCTTTCCCTCCATTGCAAGACCTATTGCCATACCCATCATAGCCATCTCAGATGAACCAACATTGAAAAATCTGTTGGGATAAGTATCACGGATTCTATCCCACAGCCCATATCCGAGATCACCAGTTATCAGATAGATATCGGCATTTTTTGCCATCTTTTCATAAAGCAGGTTTTCAAAATCTCGTCTCATGATCAGTCCTCAAAAGTGATTTTGAAAGATACAGCATCAGATGAACCATTCATTGTTATTCTATTTCCTTTCTAGCAAGATTATAATCCGTTTCACTCATTACATGATAGTGCGCATTCAATCCTTTAAGACATGGAAGTTGCTCCACGGTTGTATGCCATATCTTTATCGACGGGAGAAATGTAGTCAATCTTTCAATAAGATATTTCTTGTCAACTTCCATATAAGCAGCATATCCATTTACATTCACATGAATTTCAATATTATTTATTTTCTGTTCGTAAATAGTTTTCAACGCTTCCCAAACACTACCCTCGGCACACTCACCATCACTGATCAGCACATAAACTTTTCTATTTGGATTTGCAACTGCCCTACCCAAGGCAACTGTTATACCAAGACCCAGGCTTCCCGTTGAGCAAAATATGCCATTTTCCTCATCTCTATGAGGATGTCCCCCATGCTTCTTGAAAAGCAACTCCGCATCTCTTCCTTCACGAACTTCAAGACAGGCATAAAGAGCAAGAGCAGCATGTCCCGAAGACAATATAAAAATGTCATCCTTTGCTTTGGTATTGTATATGCTGTCGATTATTTCTACCGACGAAAAATAACTGCCCAAATGCGATAGTTTATTTTTATAAGCCAACTCAAGAATAATTTGTTTTTCTTTTATTAGATGGTTTACCATATGAATCTATCCTTGTAGTATTCAACTATCTTTGGGAGTTCTTGATCAAACTTTTTTATTGGTTCCCACCCCAAACTCCTCAATTTGCTGTCGTCAAGAGAATAGCGGAGATCCTGTCCAATTCGCGAACAAGAAAGATCAATATAATCTTCTATCCGTGCATTTTCTTTATTGGCAAGACACGACAGTATCTTCTCGACAGTTTGGAGATTGGATTGTTCGTATCCACCAGAAACATTGTAAATCTCATTGGCTACTCCAGATTCTATTATACTGACCACAGCCATTGCAGTATCTTCTGCGTGAAGCCAAGTTCTCACGGGGGTTCCTTTGTTGTGCAGTGGAACTTTTCTTCCAATATGAAAGAACTTGCATGTCTTCGGTATTAGTTTTTCTACATACTGACCTATACCATAGTTGTTGGTCGGTCGTATTATAACAAACGGAATCGAATGAGTTCTTGCCCAAGCAAGGATGAGCATATCCGCCGCCGCCTTTGTTGCGGAATATGGATTCGATGGTTTGAGCAAATCGGTCTCTGTGTGCGCTCCATCAACTATGTCTCCATAGACTTCGTCAGTACTAAAATGTAGAAGAACCGGCTTCCTACCGTTTTCTGGTCTGTAGTTCCTTATCAACTCTAAAAGATTGTGAACACCATTGATATTAGAATGCACAAAATCATCACTGTTAGCAATTGAATTGCCAACATGAGTCTCTGCTGCTGTGTTTATGATGTAATCACAGTCATACAAAAACTTCAGATCATTTATGTCACATTGGGTAAAAGAAAAGTTCTTATATTGACCGAACTCATTGAGTAGATCGCGATTGGCAGCGTATGTAATTTTATCTACCCCCTTGACATACCAACCTTTCTCCAAGCAAAGACGAGTTACATAAGAGCCAATGAATCCAAGACATCCCGTTACATAGACTATTTTCATTCATTTACCTTCATTACATGTAAGACTTGAAATGTGTGTTAAGTATATTCATTCTACTTTGGTTGTCTAGACCAGTTAGGTGAACCAAGAAGCAATCGCTGTTCCATGGATAGAGCACTGTCCTATCGGTGTTGCAGCATTCAAGATGAATTTCATTGCTTGGTATTGCACCGAGATATCTATGCTCATGAACTTTGAACAGATGGCTCGTCTCTTTTGCCCGGTGTATGTAATTTAGAGCCGCCTGTTCGTGGGGGCAGTTTTTATTTCTAGCAATAGCAAAGAAATGTTGCATCAAGATTTGTGTATGCTCATTTTTCTGCATAATAAAATTTCCAGTGCTAAAACTTCTCTTCCACTCCCAATCATATGAAGCGCAGAAAACTTTGTCTCCCATTTCAAAATCTTCTATGGTATAGTTGTCATTCGTAATCAACGAATCTCCGTCTATCCACATGACATAATCATAAAAATTCAACATCTGAAAAGCACGCAACACCCTTAAGAAGCCTGTTCCACGGATTGTTGTTTCGTCAGTTATTTCATCCCCCAACAATCCTTCTGAGTCATTACCAAAAGATCGAAGACTCATGAAATCATAGGAGTGCCTTCTAGCATACCTTTCTTTTGAAGAAAGGGTAGCATCATAGACAGGGGTCATTTTAACAGGCTCATTCAATACAACATCTACATTATCTGTCATACCAGTAAGAACCAACACTCGTTTTTTGTGAATCACGGGTTATACTCCATGTTTAAAGATATTTTTCAAACTTACTCTTTAACAGTTCTACTCTTTGCTTATTGGGAATACCGGCAAGATGTGCCATCAAATCCGTTTCCTTCCACGGTTTTGAATTTGGTGCTTGTATACCATCTCCATTTTGAATCTTCATTAGGGGGATTTCTTTTGGATGAGATCCCAGATATTCGTTGGACAATACCCTTATCCATTTCATACCTTGTCGGATTAAGGTATTCATCATTTCCTGCTCGTTATTAAACGAAACAGAATACTGATTAGTAATGGTTTTAAGTGTGATTAGAGATTCACCATTTTTCAAAACAAAATTTCCAGTATTAATATAATTTCCGCGGATAGCCCAATCACCATAATCATGGGAAGCATAGAAGCAGTGATTATCGTCAACAAAAGACTCCAGGTTTGTTTTTCCTGTTATCACAGTATCAGCATCTATCCACGCAACAGTATCCCACATCTCGGTTAGTTCCAAGCATACCATCAACCTTCGAATACCGATGTCCAAAGAAGGATATCTTTTTGGTATTGAACGAAGAACAACGAGGTCGTAGCCCCGTTCACGGCAATATCTTTGCTTCGATGGAAGAGTGAGATCAAATACTTCTTGATAGGATGAAGTGGAATCAGAATCATCATATCCAGTAACAACAACTACAGATTGCATCTTTACCAACTTTCTTCGTAAGATATCATATCTCTACACCATCTAGTAATTTACATTTTTCTTGAAATTGTTGATAGTAGCCATCATGCACACTAGTTGTTTCTGGCTTACCTCTTCCGTGAAATCCAAAGCAATTATCAAGATTGTAATCCGATTCAGGAATTCTAGATTCAAGAGAAAATTTCATTGCCACCTCGACAGGAGCATATCGACAACCATTGGCAACAAAATAATTGTAGTAATCATTGCTCAATTCGGTATCGCAATGAGTTCCACGATATTGTATCTTTTTCATGAGTTCAAAGAACTTCCTGCTGCGGAGACAGAACCCACCATTACCAACACGATTTATTTGCCCAAAGTTTTTCCACGGCGCGCCGATGTAATCATACTGAAGCCACTCAGAATTCCACAGGTGAGGATTTATGACAAACCCATCATCATGAATGAACAAACAGTAATCTGTGTCAACGAGATATGGTAGGTGTGTATATGTCCAAGCGCATGCTTTGGCATGAGTGGTTGCATCAGTTTGAACAAACTCAATGTCAGCAGGAAGTCTGTTTGGTTTTGCATCACTTACGAGTATCATTTTTGCAAAGTTAATATGCTTTGAACTATACAGAAGTGCTTTCACACTACGAACAGGATCAACACAATTGAAGGAAAGAAGAGTTACATTATTCAAATCAAGTTTGGTCATTACTCAATCACCTTTCCACCATCAAAACTTTTATTTTTGGGACAAACATATAAAATTGTGTCTGCAATAGTCCTACTATGTTTTCTCATGTAATAATCATACTCACACCCATAAATTTGGTTTATGTATAGAGGTATCTCAAACAGATCATCACTCATATGGTAGATAGATATAGCCAAACATGGCTTATATTTTTCTAGAGTTTTTCTTGCACCCCTCAAAGCCTTCTGCTCAGATCCTTCTATATCCATTTTGATAAGATTTGGAGCAAATGTGGGAAGCATCTCATCTATAGAAACCGATTGAATCATCAAATCTCCATCATCATCCATAAAACTTCCCATGTCTCCTTGCATCCTAAATTTAATTAGTTGAGTTTTGTCTGAAACTGCACATGGGCAAGCAATCACTCCATCCATGGAGCGTATTGTCTGAGATAGTTTTTGAAAATTAATAAGATCGGGTTCAAATGAAATACAATCGACTAGGGAATATTTGTTTTCAATTGCATCCATCATAACACTTCCACAATATCCACCACAGTCTATCAGACGAAGATTATCTTTCCATCTGGGAATGTCTTTCGGGAAATACTGACTGCTATCAATGGATACTTTTTCATCTAAAGTAAGGCAAAAGTCTATAAATCCATCAAAAACAGAACGACTTTTCTCATCTGATAATATAGAACGAACAAATGTGATTTTATCCATATTTGATATTAGAGATCGATGATCTAACATCCCGCAACGAATACCAGTTTCTCTGAAGAGTTTTTTACCAAACTCGCTGAATGCATAACAGTTTTTCCATCCCATTTTTCTGAGTTTTTGAAGAATTGCTGATTCGTCAATCTTTCGATTCATCACGCAAAAAACAACAGATGAATTCTGCTTCTCAGATTCGCTGATTCTATTTGTTGTTGGATTGTAAACAGGTAAGCCACAAACATGTTTTATTTGGTCCGCTGCATCGTCTAAAAATCCAGCCACCACCAAAGACTCTCGTTTAAAACCAGACAAAACCCATGAAGCAGCACCACCAGCACCGAAAAGATAAATTGGATTACGCAATAGACTCATTTAAAATCCCCACAACCCAATACAGATATAGATACTCTCTTGTCGTGGAAGAAATCATGTACAGTCTTTTCAATGTAGTCCAACTGTTCATCAGTAATCACTGGACTTGTTCCCAAGAAGAAGGTATCGGTTGTTACTTTTCTGGCATTTGGGAACTGCTTGATTACATTACTTGAGTCCATTATTCCTTCATATGCTGGCTGTAGCATGATGTTTCCCGCGAAGTAAGGACGAGTCTGAATCAGATTCGACTCAAAGTAGTCAACTATATCCTTTCTCTTGAACTTGGCACCATCCTTTATGGTTACGGCAAATGCAAACCAAGATGGATCCGAGTTTTCTGTTGCCTTTGGAATGATGAAGCAGTCATCGTACTTGGAGAATATCTCACAAAGTCTCTTGTGATTCTTCTTTCTCCTTTCTACGATATCGGGCAATCTCTTCATCTGAACCAGTCCCATCGCAGCCTGTAGATCGATTGGCTTCATATTGTAGCCAATCTCGTCGTAGACATACTTGTGATCAAATATTTCATCAGGAAGGGAAGGTAGCCAATTAGAAAATCTCTTCTTGCACGAACCATTCTTGAGAAGATTAGCCTTCTGCCCGACACAAAAACAGCCTCGTCCCCATTCTCTAAAACTCCTTACTACAATCTCCTGTTCATGGGTCTTACAAGCAACAAAGCCTCCCTCCCCCATCGTTATGTGGTGTGCAGGATAAAAAGAACAACTTGCAAATTCACCAAAAGAACCAAGAGGATTTCCGTTGTAATTGGATCCCAACGCATCACAACAATCCTCAAGAAGGACAAGATCATATCTTTTCACGATATCCATCAACCTGTTCATGTTCGGAGGATTTCCTAGAACATGGGCAAAGGTGATTACCTTGCATCCTTCCCTTGCTTTCTGCTCAACCTGATCTAGGTTTAGATTTAGTGTATCCAGATCAATATCCACAAATACTGGTTCAAAACCAACTTGGAATATTGGATTTATTGTGGTTGGAAATCCAGCGATTGGGGTTATGACTTTGGTTCCCTTGGGAAACCCATACAATCTTCTTGAGGTAAGTGAGGACATCATCAAGAGATTGGAACTGCTGCCACTATTGGTGAGTATACCATACTGTTTTCCCATTAAGGCGGGAAACTGCTGTTCGAATCGGATTCCATTCTGACCAAGAACCAACCATCCTTCCAACAAAGTCTTGACAGAATCAACATACTCTTCATGTCCAAAATAAGGACCAGCGTACTGAACCCAATCTCTTCCAGCAACCCAGTTCTTTGCAGAATTTTTTGTCTGAATATATTGCTCAACCAGTTTTAGAATTTCTTGCATGTTTAGTGTATCCCCAATCCCCAATCATTTAGATTTGGAATATTGTACTTTTCAATGCTTTCACGAATGAACTTATATTTGTATCCATCAAACGGATTTTGATTTTTGTATATGTCGGCAGACACTTTCAACTCGAAAGGAACAGATACTTCAGACCAGTTGAAATCCGAAACAGACTTGTCATACTCTTTGCAATCGATTACATCTGTAGAGTACCTCATCTTGTTCACATAGTCAACCACTTTCCAATAGTATTGTTTGACAGCAACAGATTGCTTGTCTAGCCATTGAAGATGCGAAACAAATAAGTGCGGAGGATTTATCTGCGCCATTCTATTTGGTGTTGGAATATGTTCCGAATGCATTTGTCGTGACTTAAATGTACATCTATTAGAATAGGATGCTAGACGATCAACGGGATGATTAGCCCATTTTCCATCAACACGAATTGTGTTCTTTCCGGTGTATTGTAGCCATGACAGATAAAATAAAGTATCAACATGTTGATCAAGAATGGATTCCAATTCTTGCTTTGTCATAGTTCCATCAAGATATTCATCTGTGTCAAGACAAATTATCTTCTTGGAATATTTGAATGCTTCATCGAAGAGAATTTGTCTGTCATCAGATTCAATATCAAGTACATCATTGGTCTTTTTTATTTCAAGAATAGAAAGTATGTTATACTGCTTCTGATATTCCTTCAAAAACTGATCCGTTCCATCAGTGCAAGTGTCTAACAGAAAAACAAAACCGTCTGCATATTTTGCCCAAATAGGCATCATTTCCTTTAACAGAAATAATTCATTTCTAGTCCTAGTAATTTGCACAATCATTGAGGAAATCCAGATGCCTTTCTGTTTATAAATGTTTGTCTATCGTGATTCCATCCGATTTGCATATTTCTTTGCATGAGCGCATCCTGATTCTCTGCCCACTTATGAATGATTGGGCGACGATTGATGTGCCTCAGCACACCAAGAGTCTCAAACACTTCGGTCTGCTCGTTGTCACACCATTCTGATTTGTAATCAGGGTGGTAGATGTATCCAAACTTATCATATAACTTCCTACCGATCACAGGCAGCGTGATGAGAGTCTTGTAGCCTTCTGCTCCCTTTGCTTCAAGCCGGGGATCATTGTTATAGTTCAACGCCCCGCAGAGATCGGGAAATTCTTGCGTCATATCCTGCACAATGATATCATCCCAATCGTCTTCGACTGGCTCCATATCATCTGCCGTTGCAATCAATATATCCCAATGATCATCGGGAACATCACGATTGATGGCATTGATTTTTCCAAGGCTAGGTCCATAGTTATAACTGATAAATACAAAATCTTCACAAAGGCTTGCAAGCCCTTCTTTGACTTCATCTGTATTCATCTCAGCATCATCGGTATCCATGCTGACAACCACACGGATATCGTGCTTACCAGATGCCTTGTTGAGATAATTGATCAGGTTCTCAAAGAACTTGAGTTGACGCTGACGAGTGGGATACTTCAGTAGGATTGTCTTGCGGTCACTTGTTTGCATACTATAAGGCTCCGAAGATATTATCTGTTCAGCATTCGTCTAAAAACATCTGGTACAAGGTTCAGGCAATCATAATCAAGTTTATCAATACCAACAACCAATGAACCATGTTGATAGCAATAATCAATAGTTTCTTGAGCAAACCACACCTTTTCGGGAGAAGAGAATAACTTTAGACCAAGCCATCGGAAAGGAGCATCCCCCCACCGATTATAATAGAATCCTCCGATTTTATCCATGTACGAGAAGAAAGATTGGTACTCGTTTGCTCTGAAGAAATCCAAATCAACTATCTCCAGATTTGTATTGTACACTTCTCCATCATAATCGAAGTCTTGAAGTTTTTTCTGTCGTAAGAATTCCTGTGTGGATTCCCACAGTTTTTCTCTAGCCCAAAGTATTTCTTTACCCGAGTATCTCCAGCCATCTTCTCTGTTTAAGGGTTTTGTTCCAAAATCACAATAAACAAATTCGCGGTCTTTCATCGTCTTAAATGGGTCGGTTTCAATCCTAGACAAAATGAAAGAATCGGAATCCAATCTCCAGTAATACTTGAACTTTTTCATGGATGGATGATTCATAACTAGCCCAGAAAAAAATCTACACATGTGCCGATATCCATATCCAAAATTTCTTAACCCTATCGGATGATTCTGTGGGTGTTCATACAGAGAGGGATTCGTAGAGATATGTTCAGGAAATTGAAAACAAATTCTCTCAAACGAGATATTCATCTCTCCATTGGTGCGAGATGCAATCAGTTGATTAACCTGAGAAATATCTTCATCACTTAAATCATCATGAAATACCAAAACTGGATATTTGTGTATGGAACAAAAATTTCTCCACAACAATGTTATGCTATGAAGAAATATCCACAAATCTTGTCGCCTAGTGAGGTAAATTATAGTAGCATTATTTTCGAGCATACTGTATAGACTCCGATGTGCTGTCGCTGTACTGATAGTAGTGGAGTACCTTATCTATATGGGTCTCCGTCCTGATCTTGGGGTACATCTCCATACACCATGCAAGATCCTCACCATAGGATGATGGCTTGAACCTGGCATTCTTGGCGATCTCGCTGCGCCAGAAGCACATGTGATATGGTGGTCGAAGTATCTTCTTTGTCCCTGAACCAGGAATCCACGGCTGATGTGGATTGTTGATGCTGAAGTTCACCATGAACTCCTCACCATTGACGCTGCAATGCTGATCAAAGGTAATCACATCGGCAGGATTGTTCTTCATGGCATAGGACAGACTCTTGATGTAGTCATCTGAGATGCCATCATCATCGTCCATGAATCCAATCCACTTACCCCTTGCAGAGTCAAGAAGTGCCTGTCTCTTCTCACCAATCGTCATGCTCTTGTTGTCGATAAGACAAAGTATCTCAACCTCGGGATGCCCCTCTGCCTGTCGGAGCATCTTGTTGTAAAGAGGCATTAGGAATCTATCTACACGCGATGGGATCGATAGTATCAGTACACTGAAGAGAACTTGATCTTTTGGTGTTGGCATTATTATTTACTCATGAGTTGAAGATCGCTGTCATACATCATTTTTGCTAGACCAACCATGCTGGTCTTTGGTTGCCATCCAAGAATCTTTCTTACCTTCGTGGGATCGCCAAGAAGATATGGAACTTCATTTGGACGGAACAAGCGAGGATCAATTTCAACATACTTTTCATATGAACCCAACCCAGCATGATCGAATACAACCTCAAGAAACTCCCTGACGCTGTATGTCCTTCCCGTGGAAACCACATAATCATCACCGATGGGTTGTTGAAGCATCATCCACATTGCTTCAACATAATCTCCAGCAAATCCCCAATCTCTCTTTGCATCAAGATTTCCAAGAAGCAGTTTGCTCTGTAGTCCAAGTTTGATTCGTGCAGCAGCCATCGTGATCTTGCGTGTAACAAAAGTCTCACCTCTGCGCGGACTTTCATGGTTAAATAGTATACCCGAAGATGCATGAATATCATATGCCTGTCGGTAAACGCGAGTCATATGATGGGCATGCAACTTGGCTACGGCATATGGTGAGACAGGAAGCATCCTGCTTTCTTCCGTGTAACCATTTGATCCGTAGTCCATGCTGTCTCCAAACATCTCCGAAGATGATGCCTGATAGAATCTGGTCTTTGGGCTGATGTTCTTGATGGCATCAAGTATCTTCAAAGTTCCACCAGCGATTCCATCGGAGGTATACTCAGGAACCTCAAATGATACGGCGACATGAGACTGAGCAGCGAGATTGTAGAACTCATCGGGTTGATACTTGGAGAGCAAGTTACTAATCACAGAGCCATCACTCAGATCGTAATAGTGCAACTTGAACTGTGTGGGGGAAATCTTATCACTGATATAGATGTGATCGATTCTTCCCGTGTTTATCGTGGATGTTCTGCGCTTGAGACCTATCACGCGATAGCCTTTAGACAGGAGAAGTTCCGCAAGATATGATCCATCTTGTCCATTTACACCAGTTATGATTGCTGTCTTACATCCTGACATTTGGATATCTCCTCACGAAGTCTTGTATGGCAGAGTATATTCCATCTTCCAATGAAGTCAACGAGATATCAGCCCTATCCACAAAATCAATGAAGTCATGGTTGATGGTAGGCTTCTTCATGATTCCTTCTGGCTTAGTCTTGTCATAGATGACCAAGTCGTATCCCATGTGTTCACAGATGAGGTTCACAACTGATCTTATGGTATGCTGGCGACCATCGGAAACTAGCATGATGTCCTTTGTTTCGACTCCATCTAAATGAATCGAAGTAAGAACCTTACCAATGTCTGGAGCAAACATGAATTCCCTTTCTGCATTCCCACTACCCCATACCACAAAAGGAGTATTATTCTTTTTGGCAAGATAGCATTTGTGAATCAGGCTCGGGATCACATGCCCACTCTCAAGGGCATAGTTGTCATTTGGACCATAGAGATTGCATGGTACGATGCAGCGTACCTTCTTGCCATACTGCTGCCTCAATGCCCTTGCACCAACCTCAAGCATTCTCTTGGCATAGGCATAGCCATAGTTCGTGGGATGAGGTTCTCCCCTGTGCAAATCGTGTGCATTCACAGGGTACTCCACCCCCTGCGGATAGATGCAGGTTGACAGGATGAATGTGGCTTCCTTGATGTGATCGATCTTGGCAACGGCTTCCATGACATTGCAAGCCATCATGAGATTCTCATTCAAGAAATCAAACATCCTGTCTGAGTTTCCCTTTACTCCACCAACTAAACCAGCGGCATGAATGATGGTGTCTACCTCGGGATATGTTTGGATATATGACAAAACAGAATGACGATCAAGAAGATTCATCTGCTTCCGAGTCGGTTTGATACCGAATGGAATCGATGATCCTACAAGACCAGTTCCACCAGTTACAAGAATATTAGTTCCTTGGGATGTATGGATAGCCATTCGACCTCCTCAATGAATAGACCATATGATCCTTCTGATAGAGAGCAGGGTTTTCATTCCTCTGATAGAGGGCATCCTTACCCTGCTCCATCCACCTGTGCTGTATGATTACCTTGTCGATGTACTTTGCTTTTCCAAGAGCATTGCTGACTTCAGTGAACTCATTATCTGCAAACACGCTGATGTACGATGGATGATAGATGTATCCAAACTGGTCGAAATACTTCTTGCCAAGAATACAAAGAGTATTCAATTTGTCTCCACGAATTCCATCATTATAGTGAAGAACTCCATCGAAGTTGGGGAAATGTTCAAGCATGTCCTTGACGATGTTATCATCATAACCAGGCTTGATTGGAATCATATCATCAGATGCTAACAGCAGGATATCGAACTCCCACCCACGATCCATGTCCGCATTGACTGCGGATATCTTTGTTGTTGAGTCTCCATAGAACCAATGGACATTCTCCCCCTGCTCAGACAACCACTTCTTCATGTCATCGTTGTTCATCGATTCATCATCAGAATCAAAAGAAAGCACGAAAATAAATTCGTGCTTTCCAGATGCCATGTTCTTGTACAGGGAAAATACTTCCTTGAACTTCTCTGGTCGTGACCTGGATGGAAACTTGCAGAGAATCCTAACCTTGCGATCCGCCATACTTGAACTCCTTGGCAACGGCTTCTTCAAGCCGCTTCATCACTTCCTCTGTGAAATACTTCTCGGGATTCTCATTGATGTTCTTCTCAAATGCCGTTGTGCCATCGGGAAGTTCAATGCGCGTAGAGATCTTCTTGAAGATGTTGTGGTTGAGTGCGATCTCGGTCAGACCATAGTAGCGGTTCAGACCCGTATCGTAGTTCAACTGAACATCGACCTGCTGATTCTCCTTCGTGAGACGGGACTTGTACAACTTGCAATGGATGATGTTTCCAACTACATCTCCATCTGCATTCTTATCCTTCTTCTTGGAAAGATATACAATCGTGGATGCGGCATACTTCAGGCCGCTGCCACCACCCATTTCCTTCGTAGGGACATATGCACCAACGACATCATAGGTGTGGTTGGTCATCACAAGGGGAATCCTTGCCTTACCCAACTTCATCGTAAGAACTCGGAATGTCGCCTTGACACCTTGCGCTCTCGTCATGTCACGAACATTCTTGCCCTCCGCTGAATCATTGACTTCCTTCTCGGTGGACAACATTCCAAGCGAGTCGAGGACGATCATCATCGGCTTCCTGTCGCTCTCGTCCATCTCAAGAATCTTGTCAACGATGTTCACGCATTGAGTCTTGAACTCCTCAATGGTAGCCACAGGGAACACGGCAACCCTCTTGGCATCCACACCGCGACCTTCGAACATATCTGAAGTCACGGCTTGCTCAGAATCAAAGTAAAGAACCATGCCCTCGGGATTGTTCTTGAGGAACTGCGCCACAATCCCAAGGGTGAAATAGGTCTTTCCTGTTGCAGACTCACCCGCAAGGGCGATGATCTTGTTGTCCGCTGCTCCTCCGTACAATGATCCCGAAAGAAGCGCATTGAAAGCATAGGAGCCTGTGTCAACGAATCCCGCGACATCTGCACCTTCGATTCCATCCTCAACGATGCTGGCAAACTTGTTGCCAGATTCCTTCACGATCTGCTTTAGGAAGTTCACTTTACTCTCCTGACAACTTGAGGCTGACTGGCTTGACTCCACTATTTGGCATCACAAGACCAGATCCAAAGGCAGTATTGTACTCATTCTCAATTCCTGTCTCAGGCTCGACACAATAGATCACATTATCCTTGGAGATATCAACAGCATCCTCCTTGGCCAGCGGAAGCCAAGGAACGAGGGCAAATTCTCCAGACTTTACCTGTGCAATCCATGCTGGCTTCTTGAGATTGTAGGCTCCACCATTGTCGGTGGTATCAGCAAGAAGCATTTCACCTGTTCGCAGTCTAATCAACTTCACATTCATTTCCAGTCTCCTTTGTTTGGGGTTATACACACTCTAGCATAGTTATACCGACAATCAACGATTTAAAAATATTCTATTTACTTCAGCCAAAGAGACTTTCAAGACTATCGACCTTTTCATCCGTCCATCCAAGAACGCCAAGGATGGTACGCAGTGGTTCAAGAAATGTCTTCTCAAACTGAGTCTCATAGTCAATGAAACCACCAAGACTAAATTCATCTGGGATCTTGCGACTGAAAGCAATCACCCTTTCTCCAATCGGATTTGGACTATTGAGATAAAGGAATTTCAATTTATCTCCTTCACGAATCTCCTGAAACTTTCCAGTCAAATTCATCTTTCGAATGGCATTATTATAGATCAATGCACCCTTGGTTGCAATTGGAGTACCCTTCTTGTAGATGTTGTTGGGGTCATAATATTCAGACAATCCATTGCAACCTCGGGGGAATGCAACCTTCTCCGCAGGAAGTCCATGGAAATCATCCCTAAACTTGGCAACAAACCGATGCACTGCGGACTCATCCCCATTCATGATGACTGAGATAACATCCTTAAGAGCATTGCGAACTACCTCGGGGGTGGATGAACGAGCCGTCTCAATACCCATGATCTTGAGTTCTGGCTCCTTTAGGTAGACATTCTCCTCACCCATGCGAACATTCAGCATGTATCTCTTCTTGGCAGTCCATATACCCTTGGATGCAATCGTCTCCCGTTTCATTCGCATCTTGTTCTCATAGGCATTCATGTGCTCGGCAAGTGAATCATATGACTTGTTTATGACCTTCTGAATAGAATCATTCGAGATCTTGTCTATGAATAAAGTTATTTTCCTGTCGTCGGTCTCGTTCGGCATGACCTTGTCGATCAGTGGTCCGAGATTGAGATAGACAGAGTCCGTGTCGATTGCAACCACATAATCCACATCCTTGCTCCCAATCACCTTGTTGAGATACTTGTTGAGTTCCCGTTCTATCCATTGCACCGACAACTGCCCCGACAGTGTGATGGCTTCAGCGATCTCCTCGTCATAGTAGCGGAACCACTCATTTCCGATTGCACCGAATGCCGAGTTCAACTGAATCTTACGCACCAACTGAAAGTTGTGGTACTTGGATATCAGGTTCTTCAGAGACTCTACAGTTCCCTTGTCAAGGGAATCAGAATCGTTCTTGAGTTGCGCCTTGGCCTCAAGCATGAGTTTCTTATAGTGCTTCCTCTGCTCATACATGCTCTCCATGAGTTCGGGAAGGAATCCGCGAACATCCCGTCGATATGTCGTACCATTCGCAGCAAGAACGAGATTTGATTCGACTGCCGCCTTGATCGTAGCCTCAGTGACCTTACCGCCCTTGAGTACAGACTGGGGAGTGATGACCCTTCTAAGACCTTCCATTGTCTTAGTTTCCGGCGACAGGTTGTACTGCATGATGAGGTGGGGATATAGAGAGTCGAGGTCGAACGACACAACCCACCTATGCATACCGACCTGCGGATCCTTGACATACGCACCTTCGAATGACGCATCTTTCTTTCCTTTCTTCTTGGGGGGAATAACGATCTTCTTTGCATGAAGATAGTGATAGATGATCTGATCCCAAGTCCGTACTTGGGAGAATACATCCTGCATGTTTACCTTGGCAGAGTAGGCAAGGGAGATTGCAAGTTCAAGCAACCTCAACTTTGCCTCAAGTTTCTGCACAAGGATGGTATCCTGTATGTTGTACTGCACGAACTTGGTGAAGTCGTTGCGATAGAAATCCGCGAAGTTGTCGTGTTCCTGATACGAGACCTTCTTCTCCCCAAGTTCGACAGACGCGATGTGGTCGAGTTTGTAGGACTCGCGGGTTACATATGTGAACTTCTTGTAGAGGTCGTAATAGTCAAGGGTGTTGATTCCCACAATGTCATAGGCTATGTTCTCGCGCCCATTGATCTCAACTTTTCTCCCTTTCAACTTTCCCCACGGAGAGAACTTCTTCGGGAAATATTCCCCAAACAACCTCTGCATTCGGTGGACAAGATATGGAATGTCAAAGAACTGGACATTCCATCCCGTCACGATGTCGATGCCAAGAGACTGCCATGTGAGCATGAAGTCACCAAGCATCTGTTCCTCGTTTTCATAGAGGTTCACAAGAAAGTCAGTGGGCATCTTGGACTTGTCAACCTTGCCAAGAGCAAATGTATACTTCTTTGTACCGCAGATGAGGGTGATGACATTCACCTTCTCGTTCGCGGTGGTTATATTGGGGAATCCTTCCTCAGACTCGGTTTCGATGTCGATGTAGGCGATACGCATCTGATCCATGCTGTAGTTGATTTCATCGGAATACTCCTCCCCGATGAACTGATACAGATAGTCGGTGTTTCCGTAGATCGGATATGACTTTACATCGCTGTACTTGTCCGTGAACTCCCGTGCGGAGTCGATGGAATCGAACACGATTGGCTCAACATACTTCCCGTCGAGCGTCCTCCATGTCTGCGACCGCTTGCTCAATACAAAGAGCGAGGGCTTGTAAGCCTCCTCTTCGGTGAACGGCTGTCCATTCTCGTAGCCGCGATGAAGAATACGATTACCACGGATAGCAACATTGGTGTAGAACTTCATGTAGGTAAGTATACCTCAGCCCATGACTGAGGCAAGGGTATTCGGGATCTCTTCTTTGATTCTATTCTCTGCAATCTTGATATACTCGGGATTAAGTTCAGTACCGACAAAGTTTCTATTGTTCTCAAGAGCAACAACAGCAGTCGTGCCTGATCCCGTGAACGGGTCTAGGACGGTTCCGCCTTCAGGGCATCCTGCAAGAATACAAGGTTCTATAAGTTTCTTTGGGTATACTGCGAAATGCGCTCCCTTGTAGCCCTTGGTATTCACCGTCCATACCGAACGCTTGTTCTTCATTCCATCATCGGAATAACCTGTCTTGCCATTTCTACCCATCGCAAGTCCAGCATATCCATGAGTTGAATCAACACCATCATCAACTTGCTTACCCAATGTACCAAGACCAGTTCTCTCTATTAGTTTCTTCTTTCTCTCAGCCCTACCAAAAGATGCCTCAGCAAGAGGCTCCTTGATTGCCTCATTGTCATAGTAGTAATGAGACTTCTTTGAGAGCAGGAAGATATATTCATGAGCCTTGGTGCAGCGATCAGTGACCGATTCGGGCATCGGATTCGGCTTGTGCCAGATGATATCCTGACGCAGCCACCAACCATCTGCCTGTAGGGCAAATGCCACGCGCCAAGGAATGCCAATGAGATCCTTGTGCTTCAGACCCTTCTGCTCCCTGCGATTGCCAGGAATGAATGTGGGCATGTCGCGCTGCCCACCGATTGTCTGTGGTGGAGGAGCAACATTCTTCTGAGCCATGTAGGAGTCACCGAGGTTCAGCCACAGAGTGCCATCATCACGAAGACAACGGCGAACCTCACGGAATACATCAACCATTGCATTGACATACTCCTCGACTTCATCCTCGGTTCCGATTTCATCTTCTCCTCCGTTATATGATCTTAACCCGAAGTAGGGAGGAGAAGTGACACAGGTATGCACGGAACCAGCATCGATCTGCTTGAGGGCTTCACGACAATCTCCTTGGATGATTCGATAGTTCATTTTACTCACGCTCAATCATGTAAATGTGTTCTTCTTCAATCACATC